ATATATATGTAGGAAATTTTCTTGACGAAATGATTTTCCTGTATATACTTATGTTTGCTTTACAATCGTGTAAAAATTAAACAATAATATATAATATATATGACAAAGAAAATACTATTAATGATTACGGCAATATGTGCCGCACTCACACTAACCGCCGCGCCTGTGACAGTCACCGCAGACGCAACATACTACACCAAGTTTTTGGACCGTGGTGTTGTTGCATACAATGACGTTGCAGTCGTTGGTGTAAATGTCGAAGTCGCGGGTTTTGTGTTGGGTGCAAGCACCTTCAACACAATTCAAGCAAATGCCGTAGGAAAGAACATTGTAAGTTCTGGACTACTAAAGCGAATTGATACAACCGTTGGTTATAAGTTTACTGCTCCGCTGGCAAACTTGACCTTGGGTTCGGTCTATTCCTCTTATAGCAAGAGCATTTCCAACATTGCCAGCACAAACGAACCATTCGTTAAGCTGGATGGCAAGTTGTGGAAGAATAGTGTGTGGGATATCACAGGTCGTTCTGATCTGAAGCTACACACCAACAATGTAGAAACAAATGTTAGACTTCCTTTTGGTTTTCAACACCTAAAGATTGTTCCTTCTATTGGATATGGATTCAATGATCCGGGTGCCGCTACAATTGCTGCATTGAAGAATGCAAAACAATATGCATTGGTTGGAGTTGGTATTGGATATTACACAAAATATGCCACATTGAATATTGGTGTATATCAATCCCGTGACACGCTATTTACTGCTGGAAATACCAGCAGTGGAGTGTCTGGTGGTTTGGCTGTAAAGTTCTAATAATCAGTTAGTTTTTATCAAAAAAGGACACCGTAAATGGTGTCCTTTTTTTATTGTATTGTTGACAAACATCAACATATGTGTAATATCACTATTATGATTCTATCACATAATATAGTTCCTTCACTTTGTTGTATTCACAATGGTCTAAAAGACCGAGGTGTTAAATTCAACACCATGACTTATGCTCAATACAAGAAATTGGGCAAAGACACAGCAATGAAGGTTCTAGCAGACCGCTCGCTCAATAATATCAAGACTATTCATGTTATAGTCAAAGAATGTGCCAAAAATAAATGGAATTATAGAATTGGCAGCAATGTGTTTCCATTGATGACACATCCCGATTTGAAATTTGGCATAGACGATTTTTATAATGCTGCTGAAATTTATAACGAATTTAAATTGTGTGCTGACACTATCAAACAAAACAAAGTTCGTTGCAGTATGCATCCTGACCAGTTTGTGGTTCCTGCAAGTCCAAAAAATGGTGTTGCTGAAAACTCTATTCGCGACCTTGAACAACATGCTATGATTATGGATTTGCTTCAACTACCACAATCATATGCAGCACCAATCAATATTCATATGAATTGTTATAATGACGCCAAGTTTAGTGAAGTGATTGATAGATTGGAAAAAGTTCTCAAACGCATGTCAAAATCCGTAACAAGTAGGCTTGTTTTCGAGAACGAAGATAAACTAAAAAGTTGGACTGTATATAATCTACACGAATATCTTTATAAACGCACAGGTATTCCAATCACATACGACAATCTTCATAACAAATGTAATCCATCCACACTTCTCGATGAACAACGAACATTTGATTTATCTGTATCCACTTGGCCAAAAGATGTTGTTCCATTGTTTCATTTCAGCGAATCACTTGCTGGTAAAAATCCACGTGCTCATGCCGACTTTCCTACATTTGTACCTATGGTATATTCTAACTATAAAAAAGATTTGCATCTTGACTTTGAGTTTAAGCACAAAGAATCTGCTATAAATAAGATTTCTCGCCAAAACTTATTGACATTTGATAAATAATTGGCATACTAAATTTGTAATCAACATTACATCAAAAAATAAAAACTAAATCATACTAATATGACTAAAACAAATAAAACAAACAATGGCCGCAAGGTCTCCACACTCGTCAAGGGTTCTACTTATGAACTTTCTTTTTCTCGCCCTGTCAAGGGTGTCAAAAGCGAGAGCACTCATCTAAATGTTACGGGATTCAATCCTACCACTGGTGAAGTCAACAAGGTTCGCCTTGATGGACGCGCTGTTGCTGCATTGCGCCGAGTTATTGCCAAGTAATATCGGCAATCAAAGGTTATAAATCAAAATCCCACGGCAAACACCGTGGGATTTTTTCTATATGAAAAATAAACCTCTTACAAAAAAACAACGCAAAGATTTGATTGATGCTTGGGCCGGAATAAATTGTTTATGTGCATATCTAAAAGATTATAATACTATGCCTAAAAATTTTAAAGACAAATTTGATGCACACTCTTACGCCAGAGACATACACAAACTACTGGATTCGGTTATAAACAATGTTGACGACTCTGATTTGTGAATAATCCTTGACACTATATAAAAAAGTGTCATAGTAAAGTAGTGAAAATTGACTTACAATCCATAAACCCCGAATCATTCATGGTTCATCAGCACTTTGTTGGTGGGCATGAATGTTTTTTGGTTCAGCCCAAAAATATTGGTGCAACTTGGAATAAAGAGAACTTGATTTATCGCTCTTCATTGTGGGATAAAGAAGGAAATCCCGTTTCACTTTCGTTCAAAAAGTTCTTCAATTATGATGAAAAGCCTGACATCTTTCCTGCACCTTCTGATCTAAAAAATGCAAAGTTGATGGAAAAGTTGGACGGTTCTACTTTAATCTTTTCTCGCTATAAGGGGCACACTGTTATTCGCACACGCGGAACTGTTGATGCTCGTAAGCAAGCAAATGGACATGAAATAGATTATTTGTGTGAAAAGTACAAGAAGTTCATTGCATATCTTGAAATGCTAGAAACTAGCAATGAGTCTTTTGTACTGGAATGGTTGAGTCCAACCAATCGCATTGTATTGAACTATGGCGACGAACCTGACATGGTTTTGACTGCTGTAATCAATCACAATGATTATTCCTTGATGTGCCAATCTCAATTGGACTATTTTGCATCTGATATTAAGCTGCGTCGTCCCCGCACATTCTCTTACAACTCTGTTGAAGAAATGAAGTCGGCGGTTGAAGTATTGCGTGATCAAGAAGGTTTGTGTGTATATTATGGTAACGAACAACAAATTCGTAAAGTAAAAGCCGCACAATATCTTTTTTTACATCGTGCAAAGTCCGAAATTTCTAGTATAGAAAAAGTCATTGATGTGTATATTGATTGGTTTATGGATCGGTACAATCTTTCTCACGAACCAACTGGTTATGTAGAATTCTTTGAGTATCTTACTGAAAAGTTTGATTTTGAAATTGCTACAATGGCAACTGGACATGCTTCGCGTATCTGTGATGCTATGAAAGAAGTATCAAAGATCATGAATGCATTGTTTGAGTTTGCATCTGCTCGTATGTATATTGCTCGTAATATTGCTGCCAAAGAAATCTTACAAGCATATGGCAGCACAGGCAGAAGCGCAATTATATTCAAGATGTTGGACCGCAAGACCATTGGAGCAGATGATTATAAAAAGTTGTTATACCAAGTATTAAAATGATCACTCCATCACAAGGTGCCGAACGCACACAACTAGTCAAGTGGGCAACTCCGCGCTTGCTCCGTTACTTTAAGTCACGGCGCAAGAGCATGATCATTTACCACAATGCGATTTGTGGTTGGGATGCTGGCAACGTAAAGATGGAAGATATGGCCACGAAACAAGAGATGCAGACTTGGGCTGCAATGCAAGCCGAACTTGATTTCATTCAGAACATTCTTTATACTCGCGCACACGTTCAAAAACATAGGGCTTGACTTTACATAGTTCAAGCCCTATTCTATTTTTATGAATCCAAATAAACAAAGAATTGCTATTGCGGAAGCGTGTAGATGGACTAGACAATCAGACGATAGCATGTGGTTTGACGACCCAACGAACTCTTTTCAAGTGCATGAACAGGATATTCCAGATTATCTCAATGATTTGAACGCTATGCATGAGGCGGAGAAGGTGCTATACAAGGGCATCATTAACCAAGAGTATTGGCAAAAGGGATATGGTAGATTTACCACAACCCTCGCTGAAATATGCGTTACTCCTTATAGCGCGACAGCAGCCCAACGAGCCTAGGCTTTTTTACGAACAATCGGAAAATGGGAAAAACTATGAAAACTTGGAAAAATAAAATTAACGACCCATTTCATGGAATATGCACGGTTAAAGAATGCACGACCAAGATTGCACCAATCAGTCATGGATTTGTAAATCTATACAAAGGAAATAAATGGATTGACTTTTGCGGAGTCAACTATGCTAAAAAACATATTATTAAACATAAAATGAAACCTAAGCAACGCCAAAAAGACGGTAGAAAATATATGCTTGTTGGTCGTGTTGGTATATTTGGACCAGAACTATTATGGGGCGACACTATTAACGATTTTCGTGCGTGCGATTTAAGCGATGTCAGCGATGGAAATGCATTGCTATTGGCATCTAAAGATGGTAACGTCGTTAGAATTAAATGCAATGGAGCAAAATGGTACGCATAATATGAAAATTATAAACAGCAAAGAAGAATTTAATAAGTTTTACTATTATAGTAAATCCGGTTATAAACCAAAGAAATATCCGACTGAATATCCATGCGTTTGTAAAATTGAAACCGGCGGCGGTGGATTGGCAGGGGAATATGAAGCACACTATGCTGTTTATTTTCCAAAAACAGAATCGGTAACGGACGCATTTATATCTGGATTAAATACAGAATGGGAATATATTTGCTGATATTTATACTATATGACAAAAACACAAAACTACGTTGAAAAAGCAGCAAAGCGATTGGTTATTGGTGACAAAGTGCTTAGTTCATCAGGTAAAACACTAACAGTGTCACTTATCGTGAATAAAGGAAACAAAACCATCGTCTTGTTCGACGGCGATATGGAGGTCGATGTTGATCCATACCTTCAAGTCAAAGTTCTTACATAAAGTGTAAGAAAAGTCTTGACTTTTTATAAAAAGCACACCATAGTTATAGGTGTATAAAGGATGTTATAAAAATGAATGTTATCAATCAACCAGTATTATCTCTAAATGCAAATTGGATGGCTCTTGGAACCAAGACTGTCAAAGATGCTCTAATCTCTATGCTTGGCGGAGACAGCGGCAATAATCCGCCAGCCGTTGCCATCGACATGGACTTTGCCGTTGGTGCCGATGGCAATGTTGATTGGGACAATCCAACAAGCACAATTCCGGTTGGTTGGGATGTGTGGAAAACATTGCCTGTGCGTGATTATGATCTGGCAATTCACACTGCCAATATGGTCATTCGTGCTCCACGGGTCATTATTCAGCCCAACTATGGCAAAATGCCTATGGTTGAGCCTCGTCCTACAAAAGAAGCCATTCGCAAGCGTGATGGTGGCATAGACCAATACACAGGAAAAGTTCTGTCTTGGAAAGATGGCAACATTGACCATGTTATTCCACGTGCTCAAGGTGGCAAAAACACGTTTGAAAACATGGTGTGGTGTCATAAAGATATCAACAGTAAAAAGGCTGATAAAACACCCGAGCAGGCTGGTCTAAAGCTTATTCGCAAGCCATATGCACCAAAGTCAATTCCTGTCAGCGCAACAATAAATATTGCACATCATCCAAGTTGGGTTTATTTCATGGACAATGTAACAGAGGTTCGAGAGCCGAAGTTAAGCATTTAAGTAGAATAACATTGACAACCACGAAGTGTCGCAATATGATTGCGACACTTCTTATTATATGAATAGCAATATAAAATACTACATATCTGGCGCGTTGCTGGGATTTACAATCTTTGCGGCAATACAACTGCCAAGCGTCTGGTTAGCTGATATAATCCTACTCGATATTTTGGCAGCACTTTTTTATCTATATTTACAACTAAAACGGAGAATATCCGAAGAGTTTGAGAAATATAACATCAAGTTTGTAGAGTCGGGAAATGCAATCACAGACACGTTGAAGGTTGCGTTCGACAATATAAAAAAAACAAGTACTGAACAACAAAAATTAAATGCAAAACTTAGGGAATATAATTCAAAATTACATCGGGTCGAGCAACACCAGCATAGACTGGCTAGTATCGGAATCAAAAAAGGAATTGACGCCCGAGATAAATTGTCTGAAGAGACGAGAACTTCTCGCCCGGACGAAGTTCAATCACAGAGACGTGGTCGAACTGAGTGACCAATTAAAATCTCTTACAAAGCTTTGTAAAAAACTAAACATAAACATTGATAATTTATACGTAAATGAAAACAAACTCGGATAGTCCAACAATGGTAGAATTTGGAAAGCTTGATGCCGGAAATAAATTCTTTTTGTCCAACCCAATTGGACTCGAAGACCGTGCATCTTATATAAAAATGACAAGTCAAAAAGACAAGGATGGTAGGTGGTCAAACGCCAAGAACCCATTTGGTATAGTAATATTCGTGCAATATGACAAACGCGTGTGGGTAAAATGAAAATTGTAATAAGCAAATGTTATGGTGGATTTAGTCTTTCACCCAAAGCAGTCAAATGGCTCGCAGACAAACGTGGACAACAGTGCCACTTTTTTCAGTCCAAGTATGTCGATGGAAAGCATGCGTATGTTCCATTTGATGGCGAATTCCCAGAGGGTTTGTTCTGGGTTGCTTTTAGTACAGACAATCCAACAAATGAAAATTATAGCAAATATCGTTTGGACAATCACCCACGTGACCGAGCCGACCCATTACTTGTCCAAGTTGTTGAAGAGTTGGGCGAAGAAGCAAATGGTTCTGCCGCAGAACTAAAGGTTGTTGACATACCAGATGGTATTGAATATACAATTGAAGAATATGATGGCATGGAAACTATCCACGAAGCCCATCGCGTGTGGGGAGATTGATCGGTTCAGATTTGGGAATTTTGTGATTGTGCCTGTATTTTGTATGGCAAGAAGACCCGCAAAACAAAAACTTCCCGCCTTTATTCCAAGACTTCAATACAGTTTTTTCTTTCCCACAACAAATACATTTATAAGTTAGATACGCTGTTTCTTTTTTGTATTGATTGAAACATTGTCGGTCACAAAAATGATCTTCATTTGGTCCTTTATACCTATTCTTTTCTATATTTTTTGTTTTTCCACACATTTTACACTGAATATCTATTCTTGCGTTTTTTTGTTTTAGTTTTATTCCACATGGTTTGGAACAGCATTTTTGAGTTTTTACTTTATTATGAGATGATGGAATAGTAAATGTTTTCCCGCATATTACACAATCAGATGTATAGTATTCTGTTGTTGATTCAACCGATTTTCTATAACAAGAAAAACTACAAAACTTTGTTTTTTCTTTATTATGTCTGCTTTCTGTAACGTTGAATAGTTTTCCACAATAATCACAAGTTGAATGAACCCGCTTGAATAGTTTTTTGCGAAGCCATCCATAAAGTTTGTTATTCCTTTTTTGACCCCCATTCGCCGTACACATCATATTGGCAGCAAACAAGATATTGCGATTGTCTGGATATATTTTTACCAAAAGTTGATGGCATACATAATGTTCTTCGGGTGTGAGTGATACTATGTTTTCACCTTCATCATTTCCTCCCAAACATTTCGGTATTATATGATGCTGTTCATACAAATCTTCGTTTGGACTTCTCGACTTTGCTCTTTCAACTATTCGGTGATATATTTCGGGGTAGTTCATTTTTTGTTTTTTAGTTCATAGTATTTTTGTAACTTTTTCTTTTTTATCTCTTCCTTGTGGAGTTGATAATATTTGTTGGCGCGAACACGACTTTCTTCAAGAACTTGTTCGTAGGTTTTGTTATGTGATTTTCTTCCCATGTGAATAAATATAAAATAAAAAAAGAAAAACGCAGGAAAATGCTATTTATAACAAACATCTTGTTGACATATATCCGCACTATTGTATAGTTGGTAAATAATATGGCAAAAATAAAAAATGAAGTTGACAAAAAACCAAAGACTAAAAGTTTATTTGATCACCTCAATGAAATCCGTGTGGGAAAAAATCCTAAATACTTTGAAACTCTGTCTGAAACGGATAAAAAGACTTGGAGTAATTATATGGTATGCAGATTTTTAAGCATGCAACCATTGCTGGTAGAAACGATAAATGATATGCAATCATACCAAGATAAGTTAGAGCCTAAAGATTTCTATCGACTGTGTTCGGAGACAGTGCCGCGAGGCCGGGGATATTATCCATATATAAAAAACACAGCGGAAAAATATAATAAATCTTTGCTGTCATTGCTTTGTATACATTTTAAAGAATGTGAGAGAAATGTGTTGCAGTATATTGGACTCCTGACCCAAGAGGATTTGCGGGCGATAGTAAAATTGTACGGATATTCAGACAAACAAGCAGATGAGTTAATTATAACTTGACGTTATTCGTGTGCTCTGTACCATTTGATATATGAGTAATAAACGTGTAATTGGGATAGGAGGCGTGGCAAGGGCTGGAAAAGACACCTTCGCCTCTATATTAACCAATCAATTGAAGGCGGCGGGAAAAACGGTAGATAGGTTTGCGTTTGCGGACGCATTGAAAGAGGACTGTGAGGCGTTTTGTGTAGAGAAACTCGGAGTGACCGCGTTCACGCAAATACCAGAGGAAAAGATTTTAATTCGGCCATTGCTTGTTTGGTATGGCGATGCAAAAAGAAAGCAGACCAATGGAAGATATTGGGTAGATATTATAGATAAACAAGTGAAAGCGTCAACCGCCGATTTTTGTATTGTTACCGACGTTCGTTATGACTTCTACGAGCGTGATGAAATCAATTGGGTCAAACAAGAGTGTCATGGTCTTGTGGTGCACGTGAGTCGGTGGAGCAGGCCGAGCATTCTAAATGCAATCGGGGATAGAACTTTGAGATACTATGTGCAACCAGCCAATGACCACGAAAAAGAGAATAACCCAAAGGTAAAAGCCAAAGCTGATCGCGTCGTTGAATGGGAAAACGTAGACGGTTTAACTATGGAACAACTGACATTTGCTCCGTCCCTAGTAGCCCACGTAGACGAGTTTATATTTAAATCCCGACTGGTTTAATCTTCGTCGGAATCTTCGTCGGAATCTTCTCCGTTGTCAAATTCCTCATTCAATTTTAAGAAATCTTGTTGTGTTAATTTTAAGTTGTGTATAATAGCGGTAATTAACATAGCAAGTTGACGGGTATCAAACTTTTGCGATTTAATACTTTGACAAAATTTTTCGGATATTCCGATAATTTTTTTGTCAAGTTTTGCTCCACCCGACGGGTATATTATACCGGGGATAGGATTATTCGCATCGTGCATATCAGACAACTTATCCAGTTCCTCTTTGAGTAACTGATTATATTCGTCCTCACTCGCCGCGACTGTCTTTATTAATTTTTTCAACTCGTCTATATCATTTTTCTTGACAATCTTAGCAACAGAGAAATTTTTTAGTATCCCGGATTGCTGCAAAACGTGGGTGTAAGTTTGATTTGACATTATTATACTGTATTTAAGATAAATATAAACGTATTTCGTTTGACACCAAAGATTATCGGTATATTGTGATTGAATATGGCAACAGAAGAATTCCTCGTAGAAGACGCTGCAACTCCACCCGAACCTACAAAAGTAGTCGCGGAGAAGAAGCAAAAACATGTCAGTTTTAGCCAGTATGCTAAATGGTTGAAATGTCCCCAAGATTGGAAGTTGTCGTACATCGACAAACTTTCTCCGTACGACTCAACCATACACACAGTATTTGGAACTGCCATTCATGGTGCGATTCAAGCGTATCTTAAGATTCTATATACTGTGGGAGCGCCGGAGGCGGATGAATTTGATACAATTGGAGAGTTTAAGAAGGGATACAAGAAAGAACTACTGCAATTGAAGATTGCCACACCGGAACAAGAGAAGCTATCCGAAGAAGAATTGAAATCGCTGAAATTAGTGACTGAGGCAACCATATCAGAATTTGAATCGGACGGAAAAACGATACTCAATCACATGCTCGACTATTCCACCAGAACAAAACATTTCCCGTCCAAGCGATACGAACTGGTAGGCATTGAGCTTCCGTTGGAAATCCCACTGAGAAAATCAACTCTGTTATATAAAGGATTCTTGGATATTGTGCTCAAGGATAAACAGACCAACAAAATATTGATATTGGACTTTAAGACCTCAACCAATGGATGGAATAAGTACCAGAAGGTTGACCGAACCAAGATTGACCAGCTATTGCTGTATAAACGGTTTTACAGCCAAACGTTCAAAGTTGCGATGGACGAGATAGAAGTTGAATTCTTTGTGCTTAAACGCAAGCTGATGGAGGATGTGACGTTCCCACAACAACGCATTCAACGTATATCTCCACCGGACGGAAAAAAGAGCATGGCCGAAGTTGAGGCATCGTTTTTAGATTTTATAAAAAGTGGATTTGACGACCAAGGAAATTATAACAAAGACGGGGCGTTTCCTAAAACTCCCGGCAAAGCAAAAAAGAATTGTAAATATTGCTTTTTCAAGACCCACAAGAATGAAAAGGGAGAATTGTATTGTAACGGAAAGGAAGGCTGACATGACCATCAATTACGGTATCATTGCATATACATTAAAGGGCGAAAAAGAATCACCCACGCTATCAATTCTGCATTTTTGCGGATATGCGGAACCTCCCACACAAGCAGACATTGAATCGTTGTCCAAAGAATTAAACACCGACCCCGAATTTGGATTGGTAGGAAAGATTGGAACCGAGACATTTTTGATGGAAGCAACTCCCGATATTATAAAAAAGTTTAAAGAATTGCCGCCAGTTTGATTTTTATATATATGGAAAATCTAATTTCATATATATGTATATAGGAAATATCATACTATGAAATTAAAATCAAATCACGAAACTAGCTTCACTTCCGTCCATGTGTTCAAGGACAAATATACCCTATTCAAAGAATCTGGTGTAAGTAGCGGAATGACGCTCCAAAAATTGGTCAATCGTTGCGTATATCTTTATATCAACGACCCCGAATTCAAAAAGAAGGTAGACGGAGAATCTGCATTACAAAGCAGTGGATCAGCATTTTAATTATAAGTTGACAAACGCAAAAATTAAAGCATAATACGAAAATTATATGGTAAAAGATTATATTCCACAAAAAGATAGAAAAAAAATAATACTATTATGCGACGATTTGCGTATGCATTCTGGTATTGCCACAATGGCTAGAGAATTTGTCACTGGTCTTGCTCATAAATATAATTGGGTACAATTGGCCGGAAGCGTTCAGCACCCAGACAAAGGTAAGATTTTTAATCTCGATGCCGCCACAAATGCAACCACCGGATTAACGGACTCTTATGTGCGACTATACCCTATTGATGGGTACGGCAACTCAGACGTATTAAATGAAGTTATAAAACTAGAAAACCCCGATGCTCTCCTACATTTTACAGACCCTAGATTCTGGATTTGGTTATATCAAATCGAGCGTGAGTTGCGTCAAAAGCTACCTATTGGCTTTTATAGTATATGGGACGACCTACCATATCCTATGTATAATAGACCTTATTATGAGAGTTGCGATTGGATAGGTTGTATCAGTAAGCAGACCGAGAATATCGTAAAGGGAGTTCTTGGCTCCAATCTAAACAAACCGACCACGGTGACTTATGTTCCACATGGAATGAACACGAAAATGTTCAGACCGCTCGTCACAGAGGCGGAGCTAAAGGAGCTTGATATAGTTAAGAAGCAAATTCTAAAGAAAGAATATAGCTACGTTATTTTCTATAATAATAGAAACATTCGTCGCAAGCAAACTTCCACGATAATGTTGGCCTATCGCAATTTCTGCGATAACCTATCAAAAGAAGAAGCGGCCAAATGTGTGTTGCTCATGCATACACACCCGATAGATGAAGCTGGTACCGATCTGCTAGCAGTGAAGGAAGCATTTTGTAAAGAATATGACGTAGTATTTAGCACGGATAAGATTGCCCCGGAGCGGTTGAATCAATATTATAATATCGCAGACGTAACGGTAAATCTCTCCGACAATGAAGGATTTGGAATAGCCACAGCAGAAAGTCTTGCGGCTGGCACGCCGATTATAGTTTCTGTAACCGGGGGTTTGCAAGATCAATGCGGGTTTACAGACGCCAACGGTAAGCCAGTGGAATTCAATGAGAGTTGGGGCAGTAACCACGATGGTAGATATAAAAATCACGGTAAATGGGTAACCCCAATATATCCGGGAGCCAGAATGTTGCAAGGTAGCATTCCGACGCCATACATTATCGCAGACTACGCTAGATGGGAAGACTGCGCCGAAGCGATGATGTATTGGTATATCTTGGGCAGAGAAAAGCGTAAAGAATGCGGTGAGGCTGGACGTGATTGGCTGAGTGGAGATGGTGGATTAAGTTCCGAGAGCATGTGTGAAAAGATGGCGGACGGTCTAGACTCTATGATTGCAAACTGGAAAGGTCGCGAGAGATTTAATCTACATCGCCACGACGAGCACGTCGGACATACTATGCCTAATAATCAACTCGGAATTATCTTGCCAAAGATAGATAAAGCTGTAGTATTGAGCAAATACAATTAAAGTAGTATGAAACAACCAATGATGAACGATGAAGAGTTTGCGACTATGATGCGGAAGCGCAAAATAGAATTTAAGGGGCCAAAATCCGAAATTTTGGACTACATGAACAAAACGTATCCATTGAAATCGACTCGACCAATGGAGATTGCGGCGGGAGACCGGTGGATTATTGATGATAACCTCACATACGAGAAACAGTTGGAGAACAACACTCGCAATATTGTGTTTCTGTTCTTTTTGGAATACGCGTCAATTAAGAAGTCTTCCGAGAATGAGGTGACGGAGACGTGGGACGTGGCGAGGGAATATATGCCGACCATATCGCTCATGTTGCAATCGGTAATCGTGGAAATTGTTTAATTAAATATAAATTGTATGAAATCATCGACTAGAAGTGTTCCGGGGAGAATTAAAGAGTGGGTGATGGGAGTCTGGTGGAATATTAGATATTATAGATTGCGCAAGCGTTTCATTCGAAATGTAAATCATGTTGCCGGAACTGCACAATCCCCCATCACAATAAAAATGGTTGATGGACAACGGCACAGTGTGCGGACTTATGATGCAACCGCCGCAATCGGGTATAATCAACGGAAACAATGGTTGGACCAAGTTAGTAAGCGAGACCGAGAGCTTTCAGCGATAAGAGAAGAATACAATTCAAAGAACTTAAACTAAAAAATTATGTCAAAAACATTAACTAAAGACGAAGCAGAAGCAAAAGTATACGAGCTAACAAAACAGCTCGCCGAAATCAAGAAGGAAAAGAAGATGGCAAATGCCGATTTCAAGGACCGTATCAACGATGTTGAGGCGGAAATCGAAGCTGTCATTCAAGAACAAGAAGATCAGAATACTCCCGGCACGGCTCCATAATAAATGAAGAAAACGCCGTTTACGGACGATCAATTGAGGTATGCCGCCCGCTCCCGCTGTGAATGCGGAGCCGGGTTGGCGTATCCAAACAATCCCACAATGCGACAAATGAAAGAGTGGGAGAATGAAAACAGTCCATTTGCAATGTGGAGTTTTTGGGACTGTTCGGATATATTAACGGGAAGAGCAATTCTAAAGGGACAAGAAGGATCAAAGATGCATACCGGTAGATTACCATTTGCATTTTATGAAATAAAGAGTGAAGACCAACTATCGGCTAATGGGACAACGACGCGACCAACGGGAAAGTAAAAAATACCAGAGTAATACTGCTTGACAAACAATCTAATGTATAGAATAATAACAGAAACAAATTCGAATATAAAACTATGAGTAATGAAATAAAACCTGTATGCGTGATCCAAGGACCAGTGGCTTCTCGGAGTGGTTATGGCGACCACACTTTTTCTATTTGTGACGCATTAATCAACAGTAACAAGTTTGATGTAAAGATCATTCCTATGCGTTGGGGCGCATGCCCTAACACAATGCTTGATGATGAAACTGTACCAATGGTAAAAGAAATCAAGAGAAGAATTATAAACAACTTGGCGACACAGCCAGAGTTATTTATTCAAGTATCTATTCCCAACGAGTTCAAACCAATTGGAAAGTATAATATTGGCGTCACAGCTGGTATCGAAAGTACCGTACCAAAGGCCGAATGGATCGAGGGAATAAATCGCATGAATTTAACAGTGGTTCCTTCAAACTTCACGAAGTCTGTGTTCTTAGATACTATCTATAATAAGAGACACGACAATGGACAGGAAGAAAAAATATCGGTCACGCGACCGATTGAAGTGGCATTCGAGGGAGTAGATACCTCGATATATAAGAAAACCTCAGAACCATCTCCAGAAATAGATATTGCAATCAATGCTATTCCAGAAGATTTTTGTTATTTGTTCGTTGGACACTGGATTCAAGGTGAGCTAGGAGCGGACCGCAAAGATATTGGTATGTTGGTAAAGGTATTTAGTGAAGTATTCAAGAACAAAAAGAATAAGCCAGCATTGGTGTTGAAGACCAGCGGAGCTACATTCTCCAAGATGGATAAGGCGGAAATATTAAAGAAAATTGACGACATTCGAAAGCCGTTGTCCGGAGATTTGCCCAACATATATTTGATTCATGGTGAGTTGACTCCCGGAGAATTGAATCGTTTATACAATCATCCGAAGATTAAAAATCACGTGAGTTTCACTCACGGTGAAGGATTCGGGCGTCCATTGTTGGAATCCACTTTAAGTGGAAAGCCGCTATTGACTACCAATTGGAGCGGACATGTGGATTTCTTGCCTCAAGACTTGGCAAATCTACTGCCGGGGACTCTTGGAAATATACCGCCTAGCGCATGCAATGAATGGCTGATAAAAGAGGCAAGATGGTTCAATGTGAACTATAGCGTTGCGGCACAAAAGTTGGAAGACATGTTCACTAATTATATTAACTATATTCCAAAGGCCGAGAAGCTGCGGCAACAAAACAGTGAAAAGTTTACACTTGAAGCAGGAAACGAAGTGTTCATGAACATTTTGAACAAGAACTTGCCGACATTTGAAAAGAAAGTGGCAATTACTCTTCCAAAGTTCAAGAAAATTACACCAACAGCACCAGTCACAGGATGAAAATCAGTTATTTAGTGACTGTTCACAACGAGACACTTGAGCTTCTTCAACTGATTGAGAAGCTCAAGACTCATATCGACTTTGTTACTCCAAACGATGAAGTTGTTATATTGGACGATTTCTCCGACAATCCAGACACCATAAAAATTTTGGATAAAGCAAAAAGTTATGGGTTCGCCGTGGTTCAACATGCACTAAACAAAAACTTTGCAGATCACAAGAACTATGGTAGTAAGCGTTGCGTGGGTGATTATATTGTACAATGTGACGCAGACGAATATTTGTATCCGGTACTATTAAATAATATGCACGAGTTGATAGAGTCGAATCCAACGGTTGAATTGTATAGAGTTCCAAGAGTCAATAT